TCGTTACCGGCTAACGCCTTCTCGATCTCTGCGTGGATAGCAGTACCCATAATGGCAGCTAGTTTTAATTGGTTATCATTTGTTTCTGGTTGTTCATTCAATCGGTACCAGACCCTACGACGGCAACCACCAATTTCTGATGGTCCTATCTGTACCTGTGTTGATCGTGACTTCTTAGCATCAGCACTGCGTAGCGCTGTTAGTAGTAGTTCCTTTGGATCAGTAAATTCGCTCAAGTGAATTACCCCTTACAACATTTACTGCTTGGAATAAACCTTTACAGAAATCGCACTCGTGGCAACCATCAACACAAGTAAACGATTCAATATCTTGAGCAAGTGATTCGCGTAAAGCAACTTCATTAAATGAGTTAATGCCAGCGGCCTTGTAACCCATCTCTAGCGCTTCATTAAGCGCGTACTCTCTAGTCTTTTCCATCGCTACCTCCTATAGCTTTTCTTGTACCACCAACTGTAAAGGCTTACCAGTATTGGAGTCAAGAACCGAAGCTATCTCAACAGCACGTCGGGCGTGTCGCTTGAGGTAATCTAAGTCCATAATAGGTTTGCGGATTGAATACAAGTAGCCAAGAGCAAGCTGCCCACCACTACCAATGCCATAAGTTCCGTGATCTGTTTGGAAAAAAGAGAGATCACAAGCAACACGAAAGATATTACCGTTAAAAGCAAAGAGATAATCGAAGCCACCATCTTTATCCACCTTATTCCACTCGTAGTTGTTGTCATTAAACGCTGAGATAATACTAGGTATCACCTTGGCACCCATATAATTTACTGGATTCTCACCGCGATAGGCAGGTGGTTTCCAATTGTAGGTGAGTATATCTCCTGGGCGTATATCGCCGGAAATGCCTATTAAAAACTTCCCCACCTCAACGATCTTGGGTGTACTAGTCGAGGTACTTATTAGGTTGTCCTCTGTGATCTGCGAGTCAGCGCAGAGCACGGCGTAATAGTCCGTTTGGATAGCTGAGATCGTAGTCATACTAGAATTGTACTAGAGTATCGGCGTGTCTTACCAGAGACACGCTACTGGATCGCTACAATATGAGCCGTGAGGCGAATTAAACAGGGTGAGCGCCCCCTTGAGGGGCGCGATAGGGGTACTGTACGGCTACTGCGCTGGCTCCGTCTACCAACCCTGTCAAGAAACAAAGCTACCCTACCACCGGTATTTGGTAGCGACCTTCGGGAGCTAGGCCCAATACACGTTTGTCCTTGTGGCTCCCAAGTCTTTAATGTTATGTGTGCTTTTGAAGACCACGAATTGGTCTGGTATTTCCTTGACGCAACCTGTGTTAACTGTGCTAACCTAGTAACAGTTCCGTGTCCCGTTGACGCGGAATAGGGAGCAGATCTCCCGCAACGAGTGCTGATCCTGGGTACGATGCTAAACTGCCCAACTTTTTGACATAAAAAAAGAACCCCCCACCCCGTAGGGTGGAGGGCCTTTGCCTCGCGTTGCTATGGGTTACTTAGACCCACGACCAAACTCTGCGTTCTTTGGATCCAATGCTTTTAGTAGTGGACCTGCAATAGCAGCAATACCTGCTGTTGCTAGAGCTTTAGGGTCTGTCACACCCGCAAGGTACAGGGCGATTATTGATGCAACTCCGGCACGTAGGTACGTAGCAACCATTGCTTTTAACTTGTTTTTATCCATTAGTTCTCCTTTGGACTTGTTGGTTCTTTCTTCTTAGGTAAAGGTTTAGGAACCTTAGCCTTTACTTTAGAAATCACCGATGGCTTCCCTAACCAGGGAAACCAAGGTGAAGTATCGTGACCGTGCTTATCGTTAATAGAAATATGTAAGTGCTTGTTGTGCTTATTGGAACCGGTGTATTCACGATCTCCTTCATCAGCTCGATCCTTAGACCAGATCTTACCTTGGAAGATCAAGTACTTAACGCGCTTGTCTGCCTTTAGTTGCTGAAATAAATTAGCGCAATCAATACCAGCCAGCTTATCGTGGGTTAGATCCACTGCGTATCCAGTATTGTGATCGCTGTTAGGGCTAGCAGATATGTGTGCCTTGCTAGGCAAGAGTCCGTCGCTAGCCTTCTTGCGCTTCGGACAGTGTGCTGTCGCTTGTCGCAGGACAGCAATAGCGGCAGGTGTGGCTCGTTTGGCAATCATCACAGACATCACTCATTTCTTTTGTATCATCATTTGATAGAGAATCTCCACCTTGGTTTCTAATCTTGTAACGGAATCTTTGAGGCTCGATCCACTATTGGGTTTAAGTTCATTAAGATAATGCTTAACCAGCCAGCGCACTGCACCAATAAAGCCACCAATAATTGTCATTACCGCAACAGCTACCGTTGCATAGTCTTGTGCCTGCATTAGACCGTCCGAATCGTTACTAGTAATGTGCCACCAAAGCCAGAAAACCTTTTGTCTTCTGGTGTTTTGTTTATGAAATCTAGTTCTTCGATCAAACCAAGGTATGACTCATTAGTTCTGAAGTCTTGGACACGAACAGTGTCACCAATGTTTTCAATTGACTCTAGCTGTGACATACGGAAGTAAGAAGATCCTTCGTAGCCAACTTCGTTACCAAACTTATCGCTTTCGTGGTCATAGCAAAATAAGGGATATTGAATAAGTCTCTGGCGTGGTACTGCAGGCAGTGACTTGAGTTGGTATCCAGTAAACAGTGGCCCTTTAAGGACATCTGTAGAGGAACGATTCAAGGTAAACTGAAAGCCAAGATATTCTTGTGAAGTACTTGGATAACTTACGTTAACTTCTGTAACAGTTGCGTTCTGTGCAAAGGCACCAATAAGTACAAAGTTATCAAAGGAGTCAATTGATTGAATACTGATGGCACCATTGGTGGTATCTACGCGAGCTTGGAGTAACTTAAAGATCTTAGTCTCTAGGGTGTTGTAACGGATGTAACCGGTACGCAAGTATCCACTTGCTACTAGGCTAGTAGTTGACTCAGCCCAAGTATTATTACCATTGGTAAAAGCTGCCCTGTCTGAGTTGCCAAAGAAGGCAACCTGACTTGCTGTAGTAGTAGTTCCAGAAGCAATAAGATCCCAAGCCCAAGGGAAGAATAGAGTGCCTGGAATAACTGTTGCTGATAGGTCTACACGGACTAGTCCTGCCTCGCCATCTACAAGAGTTGCGATGTAGGCAAAGCGGTCACGGAAGGCTATAGAGTTACAAGATGCGTCATCAAAGAGCAATGGCCCATACTGGATATCTCCATTGGCATCCGATACACCAACTCTAAATCCTAGATTGGTAGCAAGGATTGCGTAGAGTCCAAGGTATACATCGAAGTCATTGATGCGTTCACCTTGTGGCATATCAATAACAACAGTAGGCGTTAGAAGTTCTGGGAAACCTAAAGAGTTACTATTAGCTGTATCTAGGCCAACCTTAAAGACTGCAGATGATGTTCCATTAGGATCATAACCTGAGATGTAGATAGCCTGCGGTCCTTCAGAGATACTAGACCAGACCCAAGATGTATTAGGATGGGTGTATAAAGCCGCAGGCAAGGCACCAGAGGAGTTATTGGCATCTAGTTCATAGATCTTGTTGTCAATGGCAGCAATAAGGCGCTGCTTAACATAGCGAATAGTGGCACGAGTTGTACTAGTAGCGTTATAGATTTCAGTATCGCTAGTAGTTCCAGCAAGGTTACCTCGGTGGACGTGTGAACCATTGATAAAGAAGTACTGCTTACCATTGGTAGTAAGGCTAAAGATTGTAGATGCTGTGCCAGCGTGTGTAGGTACTTGAAGTACCACCAGTTGTAATCTTCTTGAGTGCAGTGCCATCTGTTACTAAGATGCAGTCATTGGTGCCATCATTAACACCGATTAGTTGAGCAGCAGCAGCACCAGCATAGAAGCTGGCTGTGTCATTGAGCAGGGTTGCTTGTCCTCTAGTCCATACATCTAAGCCTTTAGACTCTGTGTATTGGAAGCGTAGTGATTCTTCCTGCTGTGGTTCAAAGTATTTAATACCAGCGCCATAGTGGAAAGATGACTGAGATCGAACCCACCAACCGGTAAGCGTCTGCTCTCCGGCTTCTCTGGTCTGGTCAATTTGTTGCTTGCGATACTGAGCAGTAACACGGCGATAAGGCATCTCATCTGAGTTAGCAAGAAAGAATGGCAAAGCGCCAATTGCTATTTCATAAGCAGGGCCAGTAGGTGTGTAAGTTGTAGATCCTACAGGGTTGGAAAGTACGTAGGGAATACCCTCGGTGATGTCATCGCCATAAGTTGGCATTTAGTATTCCTTAGCCTAGTAGGAGCTGTGCTTCTTGTTCCGTAATTCCTAACTTGACAAGCAATGCAGCCTTATCTGTTGCCTTAGCAGCATCAGCTGCTTCTTTAGCAGCACGATCTGCCTCAGCAGCAGCGGCATCTACTTCGCGCTGTGCGATTTCCTCCGCAGTTAGCGGTACCTCAACAGCAATACCAGTAGCGCAGTTAACTTCGATCTTGATTGGTGTATCAGACATTCTCTATCTCCTTGATTGTATGTGCTTCATTTGAACAGTTCCATTGGCAGGTTGCCTCATCTAGTGTTGCTTCATCGTGGCACTTAGGCGAGATGAAGGCATCACGGGTGGCATCGTAGGTATCGCCAATGCCAGCGTATTTCTTATCTGAATCCATAAAGGTTTCAACCCAAGTGCCACCGATTGAATCAACGAATAATTGGTCGGCAACTATAACCTGAGCAACGATATTGTTTTCATCTAGTTGTGCGAAGTATGTAAAGTTCATTATTTCTCCTTACGCTGCCAAGTAACGAATGATAACTAAACCGCTGCCGCCTGCGCCAGCAGTGCTGCTTGTTCCACCACCACCGCCACCGCCTGTGTTAGCAGTTCCAGCAACGCCACCGCCACCACCACCGCCACCTGTTCCACCTGTACCACTTGTGCCACCGCGACCGCCACCGCCGCCAGCAACATAACCGCTAACGCCTAAGCCTGTTGTTGATAGCCAAGATGAATAAGTGTTAATGCCAATTCCACCGTTACCGCCAGAACCGCTGCTAGGACTTTGACCTACTGCACCAGCACCACCACCGCCAGCACCATCACCAGCACTTGTGCCAGTACCGCCGTTAAAACCTTGTCCAGATGTTGCAGTACCACCCGCAGTTGTATTGCTAAGTGAGCCACCGCCACCGCCACCTGAACCACCATTAGCGCCAGTTTCAGGGCCAGCAGAACCAGCACCTGTATATGAACCACCACCGCCGCCACCAACAGCAGCAGTTAATGAACCAAATACTGAGTTAGTTCCTGATCCGCCTCTTACTTGGGCAACAGGAGCACCTCCTGCACCAATAGTTACAGTTTGCGCAGAAGTTCCAATTGATGTTGTTGTGTAATAAAGACCACCAGCACCACCACCACCACCAGCCCAGCCACCACCTGCACCGCCACCTGCGACAACTAAGACATCGCAAGATAAAGCTGTTGCAGGTGTAAAGGTGCCTGAGCTAAGAAATGCGTGGTACCAATAAGTACCATCGGTCTGAATAATTGAACCGCCAGTTGCCTTTGGTGCCTTTGTTGGGGTAGTGCCAAGGGCAGATACGCCGTAAAGGGAGAAGGTTGAGTGTTGTTGAATTGTTCCAAGTGCTGAAATACCAATAGATGTAATTGCAGCAGTATTAGACCAAAGACCAGCGACTAATTCAGCGTAAGCCGTTGTTGCGTTTGTTTCTGATGCTCCGTCAACACTGACAGATTTGTAATTAGCAGAACAATAATTAGGAATATAAAAATCTTGGCTAGAAAAAGAATTAGCAGTATTTCCTGCGGAGTCTGCTCTTGTTCCATAAATTACAGCCGCACTTGTATCACTAAAAGATGTTGCAGATGCACCATCTCCGCGTAATGCTTTGTCAGAATAAGCAGTACCACCAGAACCATTAAAGGTAAAATTAAGTCCATCTCCGCCTGTTCCTGCGCGATCTGTTCTTACAGATGCCTTCACCACTAAATCGGTATAGCCAGTTTGAGGGATGCTGTTGAATGTAACGCTGCTTGCTCCCGCAGCGCCGACAGTGATTGTTTCTAGGAGTGTGTATGTATTAGCCATTTAGTTTCCCCTTACTTTTTCCAACAGATCAGGAGCATACTGCTCAAGTATTTCAATTGCGTATTTCACTTTATCCTCTACTCTCTGACCGTATGGTTGCGCCTTAGACCATAATTCTAAATTTTCAATCCGGTTATCATCCTTAACGCCGTTCTTATGGTGAACCGTTTCGTGCTTTTCTAGCTTGCGCCCAAGATGTTCTTCCATTACTAAGCGGTGCTCATAGGTATATTTACCTTTATTTCCATCACCCTTAATAGTTCTGATTTGAACATACCCATTTACATAATCGTATTTACGACCGGTATTTTTTATGAAGTCTGCATCACCGTATAACGAATGACGCCTATAGTGCATTTGGCACATACCTTTTGCAATATGTGGTTTTTTGCAATCTCCTATAGTGCAATGTTCATACTTAGAAAAGTTTCCGCTTGGCATAGGTCAAGCTGCTGTGATGCCGTAGAGATTGAATGTGCTGCCTGCTGTCCAAGTGCTGCCCGTAGTAGCCACGCCAATAGAAGTTATTGCGGCTGTATTGCGCCATAAACCTACTACTGCATAAGTACCAGCCGTAGTTAAATTGCCTCTAGCAATAGCAGTTTTATATGTAGTTGCATTTGAATAATTTTGTATATTCACAATTGCATTTCCAATAGTTGAACCAAAACCAGCAATAGCAATTCTTGCTTGAGTTGAACTTCTTACCGAAGTCGCTGTTGTGCCATCACCGAAAAGAACAGTGCGAGAATAATTAGTGGCAGTATCACCATTAAAAGTCAAAGCAATATCCTCTGTGCCACTCGTTACATTTGCATTTACAACAATTACCAAATCGGTATAAGTACCAGCAATGCTTGAGAATGTAACGCTTGAAGCGGCAGAACCAAGAGTGGTTGAGGCAATCTGTGTGTATGTATTTCCTGCGGCCATATTATTTTACTCCGTAAAGTGCGAATTGTGAGTATTGGGCAAAGTTTCCTGACGCACATATCAAACTAACTGCATTAACTGCGGTTGAACTGTTAGCCCAAGCGACAGAACCAAGTCCAACAAATCCTGAACCATTAGCATCGTAGCCCCAAAGAGAGCGAATAGTTTTATATTTGTTTGCAGATGTGTAATCTAATACATCAACAACTGCTGTACCAAATACGCTTGCGGTTGCACTTGCTGCTGGGCCATATAAGAAAAACCCTTGAGCAGGTGTTGTTACTGTTCCGTTAGAAAAGGCAGTAGTACCTTCACCGTAAAGGCGGTGCCAAAAGTAATTTCCACTTGTAGCATCTGAATTAAAACGCAATGACATATCAAGATTTGCGCTTGCAGTTGTACCGCGGCCAATTCCTCTAATTTGTAAATGACGATAGGTGCTAGGAATAGAAGTAAAATCTATACTTGAAGCACCAGCAGCACCAACCGTTACCGTCGCAATGCTGTCAAAGTCCTTGCTTGGCGCCCAAAGGTTACCTGAGATGGCACTAGCCATAATTCCTAAAATTGGAGTCATTAGGAAAGATCTCCGATCACCGTAAATACGTTAGATGTAGTACAGATAATAGTACAAGCTGAGTACTGTGCTCGTAGGTTTGGAGCAGCAGAGGTAGCACCGGTTGAGGTAATAGTTACACCAGATCCAGCAGCAAAGGTAGTAATGCCAGCGCCGATAGATTGAACGTTAATCTGTTCACCAGATGTAAAGAGTGATGGTGGAATAGTTACTGTTACAGCTGAAGCATTTGAGGTGGTAACTAACTTGCCAGAGTCAGAAGCAACCAAGGTATATGTAGTTCCTGTCTGGGCATTAAGAGCAAGGTTTATCTTTGCGCTGTTAATAGTAGGACTGGTTAAGGTCTTATTGGTTAGGGTATCTGTTGTTGCCTTACCCACCAAGGTATCACTGGTTGTTGCAGGTAGCGTCAAGGTGTTAGTGCCAGCAATAGCAGTTGCCTGCACTGTGGTAGTTCCAGAGGTAGATCCGCTAAAGGCAAAGGATGCTACAGGTGAGGCGTTGTTACGGAAGAATATAAGGTCATCACTTGTAAGTACGTGCTTGATTGCTGCGCCTGAAGTATGGGCAATACCAGATACACCTGGAGTACCAGTACCAGCTTGACCTCGACTGATAGTTAGTGTGTCACCAGATACTTGAGTTACATAAACAATTTCTTCATTGATTGTATCTGGATCTAAAGCAACGGTAAAGATATCAACGTTGCCACCGGCTAGTGTTACACCACCCATAAGTGCTGTGCCAGTACCTGTTGCTACCGTTAGACTGGTAACGGTGGTGTTAATAGAGCTAGCAAGTGTTGTTGCATTACTAGTGGACGAGTATTGTCTAGTCACGAAACTACCTCATTTGTTTTATATTGGTTTATATACATAATTGCCTTTTCCATTAACTCAGTATTATCGTTGAAATGTCCTAATCCCGCATTACATTTGCGACATAGAACCCCTCTTTTGGTTCCGTTTGCGTGATCGTGATCTGCACAAAAATCTAACTTACCTGGGTTGTCTGTGCCGCAAATAGCACACACCCTACCTTGTTCTTCAAATTTTGCATTGAAGTCTTCTGGAGTAAATCCAGTAGCCTTGAATCTATTCCAGATTCTAAGTCTTTCAGTATTCTTTATTCTTGATTCTTCTGATGGTTTGAATTTACTTCTGCACAATTTACATTGTGTGTGATGTCCGTCGGGTCGGTTCCTACTTTTACTAAAATCTTTAAGATACTTTGCTTCCTTACAGGAAGAACATATTTTACTAGGTTGTCTCTTATTCATTAGTTTAGGTAATGGATACGGATTGGGTATTTGTCTTGTAATTTCAGCGCTTCTTCATTAAGTCTTTGTTGGTATAGCGCAAAGATATAACGAGAAGCAGATACACCAGCAGTGCTAGGAATCTTGGTATCGTTAAGGTCAGCTTCTGCTGAACTTAGATTGATTCGACCAGCATCTACATATGATAGTAACTTGTAAGAAGCACCAAGGGTTACTACTTCTGAAGAAGAAGCAGGTAGCCCTGTTACATCTGCGTAATCATCTGTACCATTATCTAAAGTATTAGGAGTAGTTGTGTACCAAACCTGTACTGTTCTACCAGGTTGAATGTTCTCATAAAGGTTTACAGTATTTTGTGTATTGAAAGTAGAAACGTTTGCCATTGGATCTGCACGCCAACGGTTGATAGGTAGCCATTCTTGGCTAGAACCAGTTGTCTGCCAAGACATATAAAGGATTGACTCTAAATCATCTGGCAAAGGATAGGTGGTTTGGCTTGCATTAAAGGTAAAGGTAGTTGAAGCAACAGCCCATAGTTTAGGGTAGAGACTATTGATTGTGTCATTGATTGCTTTTTTAATAATGGTTCTTGGAAAAGTTGGAGTAAGAGTTATCTGTGCGTACTGAGCGTGTGGTGAGGCTGGTGTGTTCTGGTAGCCTCTACCAAATCCTGGAGCCGCGTTAAGCGTGCTGCTGCCTTGGTCAAAGTTATCAATCCAGATAAGTTCATCATCAATCTCAATAATGCCTTTGGCTAAGTTAGAACTTGAACCAATAATCATAGCTGTATCAGTAGATGTTATAGCAGTATTAAGATACGTTATTCTATCTTGACGCAGGGTGTATCCAGCTAAGGAGGCCCTAACCTCGTCTATCATATCGCTAAGCGTTGGCATTATTTCCTTTCATACCAGCCATCTCCCCATAGAGTTAGCAGTCTTCCAAAGTATTGCTCGTATTGTGGTGCTATAGCATCTAACGAATAAGTCGCTACTGCCCTCTTATGTATTGCTACTGGGTCTAAGTCTTTAACCCACTCTGTTGCTACCGCAAACTCCATTGCATTTCTACAACGGTATCCAGTAACACCTTGTGGGTTAGTCTCTGTAAAGGCTCCCCAGTCTGTAGTAATTGTTGGAGTACCGCACATCTGCGCCTCAATTACTATGTTACCAAAAGGTTCTATGTATAGCGTTGGGGCAAATAGTGCGATAGCACCACCCATTAACTTTGCTCGTTCTTCTGCACCTACTGGCCCAACCCATTGCCCGTACTCAATCTTTGGGTCTTTACCAGGTCCTGCCATAATGAGCTTTAAGTTCATCTCTTTACAGACGTGCTGAACGATCTCAATACCTTTACGATCTATCATACGTCCAACGTATAGGTAGTAATCTTCTTTCTTTTCTTGCAGCGGAAACATCTCTGGTTCTATGTATCCTGGTATAACAGCATCGTAGAAGTTGCCATCTACTAGCGCCGGATTCTTAAAGGCAGAATAGACTGAGTGCATCCAAGCGTAAGATTCAAATACTCGATACTTAGCAAATGTGCCAGCGTAACCAATACCAAACTCAACTGTCATATGATCTGGGAAAGCATCAGCAATTGGTTTGTGTGATGCTCCACCAATAACGCAGATAAAATCTTTTTCTTCTATCCGCTTGCCAAGTTCTTCTATAACTTTGCCATTAAAGATCTGCCAGTGTGGTAGTTCATTATTAAACTCTGCTTCGGTAAAGTGTTTACCAGCTAGCGCTTCTTGCTGTTGCTCTTTGGTGATACAAGTAATTAACTCATCACACGGTGCTTCGTTGTCTTCGCTGGCATAAAGATAGACTGTATGCCCAAGACCATTCATCATCATACAGAAGCGTCGTACCTTTTCAGTAAAGGCACAGATAATGTATTCTTTAGTTGTTTGCGTATGCGGCAGGCTTATTACGTGAAATCTCATAGAACTAGTCTACGCTATGTCTCCGACAACTAAGAAGGTATTACTTGCCGTACAGATAATTGTGGCGGCTGATTTGTTAGTTCGTAGCTTAGGCGCTGTAGTTGTAGCACCTGTTGACAAGATAGTTACGCCAGCACCTTGAGCAAAACTAACTTGACCTGCTCCGTATTGGGCTGCGTGTATTTGATCGTTAGCGCTAAAGACTGATGGTGGCACTGTAAGGGTAATAGCAGCAGCGTTGTTAAGAGTAACGATCTTGCTTGCATCGCCTGCTACAAGAGTATATGTAGTACCAGTCTGGGTATTAAACCCAGCAATGTTTCCAACGCCAGTAGGACCAGTAGCACCTGTTGGGCCTGTAGCGCCGGTAGTGCCTGTAGGTCCTGTGGGGCCAGTGGCACCTGTGGTGCCAGTTGTACCTGTTGGCCCTGTAGGTCCTGTTGCGCCAGTAGTACCAGTAGGACCAGTAGTTCCAGTAGGGCCTGTAGTACCAGTAGGTCCAGTATCACCTGTTGGCCCTGTTGCGCCTGTAGCACCTGTTGGACCAGTGGCACCAGTTGTACCTGTTGGCCCCGTAGGTCCTGGAACGGTGCTCGCAGCACCCGTAGGTCCTGTGGCTCCTGTGGCTCCTGCGGGTCCTGTTGGGCCTGTTGGTCCTGTATCACCTGTTGGCCCTGTAGCGCCCGTTGTGCCAGTAGGCCCTGTAGTTCCAGTAGGGCCTGTGGTTCCAGTGGCTCCAGTAGGCCCTGTATCGCCTGTAGGACCCGTTGCGCCAGTTGTGCCTGTAGGTCCAGTTGGACCTGTGGCGCCAGTAACGCCTGTAGGCCCTGTAGCACCTGTTGCGCCATTTGGTCCTGTAGGACCTGTGGCTCCAGCAATACCTTGTTGACCTTGCTGTGCTGAGAATACTAAGGATTGATTGGGAGTAATGGATTCGATAACTACATAAGTTGTCATAGTGTCACAGCTCCCGTTACGATGAATAAACCTTCAAGATATCTAGTTACAGTAGATCCGCTATCTAGCACTAAGTCATATGAATAACGACCAGGAGTAAAGTCCGTTGTAGTTGCTGAAGGAATAGTTACAGTAACTGTGCCTGTAGCGCCGGTAAGAACCATAAGACCATTGGTAGTTGTAGCTGCTATGGTGGTAGTACTAGACCCAACGAATGGGCGTACTGTCATAGTTCCTGTAAAACCAGTAATGTTAATAGGAACGGCATCATTATTGATTGAGAATACAAAACTAAATGTGGTTGCTTGTTCGCATATTAAATTAAATTTAGCACTCACGATGAGATTCCTCTGAGAGCCTGCGCTGCAGGTAGTTGAGAAGTACTAGCGAGAGCGTTACATACGCCAGCAAGATCAAGGCGATTGTCGCTAGTCGTGCCTTGAATCGCATTAAGAACCCCCACTGTGTCTGTTAAGTTTGTTGTTACTGAACGTGCTACTGCCCATTGACGGGTAGCGAGTGCTTGCCCAACCATCGCCCCTGGTGCTCGATAGGTGCCACCATTAGCTAGACGATTTAGTTCATCTAATAACGTTGTTCCTGCTACTCCTAGTGCCACCTATATCTCCTTTACTTCTTCTTGTTTTTCTTTACTGCAGCGTTATCTACTAGATTCGGATATGGTCTTCCTGCTGCTTTTGCTCTAGCCTTAGCAGCAGATTTCTGCGCTGGCGTTAAAGGTGTTGACTTCTTATTAGGATTCTTTGTATCCCAGAAAGCTACTTTCTTTTTCATTTGCAATTACAATCCCAAGCGCGAAGCGACTTGTTTATCCTAGAGTTTGGATCTTTAGCAGTCTTAGCTGAAGTTAATTTAGCCTTAGCTCCACACATACGACCACAGAAAGACTTGCGACGTCCTGCGGCTTTTGGAGATTTAGCAGCCTCAGCCTTTTTGACTGGAGGCTTTAGGTTCATCCCCTGCGCTTTGGCAGAGGCACGACCCTTGGCGTTAAGGCCACCCTTTGGGTTTTTGCCTTCTGCTCTTTGCCACGCTGGAGACTTAGCCATTACTTAACAGGCTTTGCCTTGAGCACCGGTCTGGATTGACTCGTATGTGCAATACTTCATAGCTGCTGCGTACTGCTTATCAGGTGTTGGGTACTTTGCAATATCTTCTTCTGTGTAGTTATCCATCATTGTATTCTCCTTAATCTTTGAAGGTCATTGAGATCCCATCGAAAGCCTTACTAGCCTCGTTGGAAATTTGAACTGCTGCATCTATATCAACTTTTTTAGTAGAACGTGGTTCTATGCCTTGCCTTGTAGCATCGAAATAAGACTGTAATTCCTTATCGTGCTGCTTAGCGGTAGGCAATTCTCTATGGTTTGCTACACCTACACTCAACTCTAGTTCGCCTATCTTGCAACCAAAGCATCCTTCAACATAATCAATGTGCGTTGTGCGTCTATGTAAACTCATACTATCGGAGTCACGTAATCACTGTAGCCAGCAGCAATAAGAACCGCTGCTTGCTCATCACTAATCTCGTACTCGTGACCACCAAGAAAGTAATAACTAGCTGCTGCTAGATCATCTTGGCTTGGTGTCTGTGTCATTACAACAGTAGTACCAGTAACTAATAATGATTGACCTCTTGGAACATCTGTCATACTAGGCGCGATAGCGCCATCAATAGTTCCACCGTTAAAGCGCCGACCTGCAAGACGGGCATATTTAGAGTATGGCTCTGATATGTATGTCTCCCACCGGTACGGTGTTACTAATGTATATGCCATATCTACCTTTCATAAGTAGCAGAGGCGGGTTTGACCCCGCCCCTGCCGAACGGAAATTAACCGTTAGTTGCGGCTGACTCAATACGATAGAGTGCAGACTCACGAAGGCGAGAGAAGCCTCCGAAGTAGTACCAACCAATTGTGCGGAAACGACGTAGTGCGTCAATCTCTGGACCGATAACGGTTGAGATGTCTGCAGCTTGTGCTTCAGCCAATGCTTCACGACCGGCGATGATCGCACGGTAGTTGTTGGTAAATGTAACAGTACCTGTATCAGCTGCTGAAGTAACGTTAGTTGCTGTCAGAGCATAGGTAAATGTTGTTGTTGATGGTACAGATGCGATTGTAAATGTACCGTTAAGTGTTGTTGCAGTTACGCAAGCAACTGTTACGACCTGACCTACGCCAAGACCGTGAGCAACTGCTGTAGTAATTGTTGCAACGTTTGATGTCAAAGCACTGTTAGTGATTGACACTGTAGGTGTGATACCTGTAGCCAGCTTTAGACCGTTAAGGACACGTGGTGTCTCAACGATGAAAGCACCTTCAATTACGCCAACTGCGCCAGCCACGAATGGTGTGCGATCAACATACTTTGAAAGTTCCTGGAATCCACCAGTACCAGTTTCAGCGCGAAGATCGGCTGACTGACGTGGGTGTAGGTATGCAGCATATAGTTCACCCATACGAGGCAGAGCCTTGTTTGTGCGTAGTGATACAACAGCGTTACGGATATCCGCAACTGTCATTGTGTCTACTGGTAGAACTGCAGATGATGCAGTTGGAACAGTTCCTGTTGGACCGTTTGAGTAGATCACGTTGGTTCCTGCTGACAGGACCTGACCTACTACATTGTCAATAGAATCTGCTGCGTTGTAAGCGATGATATCAGCAAGAGCTGAGTCAACATCGTTGAATGAAGTTAGGTTTAACTTCTTTGTTGTTGTAACTGCTGAACCGTATTCGTTCAGAGTTACAGTAACCTGTGATGGGTTACCTAGAGCAATGGAAGATACATCAGATGTTTCTGTCAATGTTGAAGTGGCTTGTGCCAAATCTGAATAGATTGAGAATACAACTGATGATCCTGGCATTGCCTGTTGCACTGGCTTGACGTCAGCTAGGTTACGCATAACTGGAATGGAACGAAGTGCCATTCTTACATACTGGTCGTATGCTGCAGTTACGAGTGCGCTGATCGTCGAGCTAGAGGTGGGGGTACCTGTTGGAATTGCCACTTTGGTCTAGCCTTTCGTTAGGATCGGATATTAGAGTCCAGACAACCTGATAAGTTCGTCCAGTTCTTCTTTGCTATTTGTATTGAGTAGACGTTGCATAATGTCTGCGTTATGTTCTGGTGAAGCACCAGAGTCTGCAGTGTTTGTCATTCTCTTATACGAAGCAGCATCGGCTGGATTCACATTAGGTGTTGCCTGGGTTTGGCTAGATTCATAGCCGAATACATCGGCGTAATCCTCTAACCATTTAGACACGGACTCCTCAGTTGGGTCAATGTCCTGTGGGATAAATGAAGCGATCTTCGGATTTATCCCGCGACTTGCGAGGGCATCCTTGATTGATCTTTCGCGCTGCGCCTTGCTTAGTCCATCGAACTGTGAACGAAGTTCTTGCAGTTCTTTATCCTTTTGCTTGGATGCTTTGCGTAGTTGTTTAACAAGGTCGTTGCCGGTGTCTTCCATTGTGAAGTCATCGTCATCCTCGTAGTCGT